CGCTGAGAGCTTCCGACGACTGAACCCGAAGCAATTCAGCGGACGTTAATCAGCGAGCCGTAGCTCAGGCACTGCGTCACCTGGAACGGATACTCCGACAGCTTCGTCGCGTTCTCGAATGGAAGGCGATTGTTGTACCACCAGGAAATCAGCAGGCGCATGCCGTTCTTGATCCGCTGTCCGGAGTCGGCCCAGAATACGGAACCTGCGCTGTAGCCACTGGTGTAGCGGATCAGCACTGCGGACGATGGCCAGGCGGTAAAGCTGGGCCACGTCTTCTGAAACACCGGCTGAATCTGGCCGGGCTGCTTCGACTTGTCCACGATGTAATCAACGCCCTCGGTGAGCGTGTGATAAACCCCGTCAGAATCCCGGTACTGGACCAGGTCCACGGAAATGAGCGGCGCCCGCAGCGTGATGTTGTAGATATCGAAGTAATCGTGGACCCGGTCGAACTGTTTGGGCACCAGGTCGCGCCCCTGTAGAATTTCGGCCTGCTCCCGCGCGGCCTGAATCAGCGAAGCAACCAGGAGATCCCGCTTTTCATCCGGCGGGTCGAGCACCGGCAGCTTCAGATAGCTCGTGATTTCATCCACGGTCAGCGGTTCGGTGAACGACTGCTGAGGAGACGCTTCTGTCAGCGACTCGCTGCCGTACCGGACCATGCCGCCGTAGATGTTCGGGTAGCTTTGTGGGCCTAGGCCGCCGTACGGGAACACAGAACCTCCAATCGCAGCGGCCCCGCGTGCATGGTGCGCTCTGTTGCCAGGGGCGCCCGCGGGATCAATTCGTGCTCGAAAAGGTCACGCTTGCCGGCCTCCGCACGCATCTGTTTCTGCTTCTCGATCAGCTCGGCGTGCGGCGTTTCAAGTCCTGCCGCGACGTGGCGGTAGCGGTCCTCGACGTGATTCGCTGGATTCTGCGCGTTGTACCAGCAATATTTCCGCTCACGCTCAACTGCGTCCAGATAGCCGAAGTGCAGGAGCGGCGCATCGATCGTAACGGCCTGCAGCATGGCCCGGTAGGGAACGTTTCCGCAATGGAAGCCGTTCTCCGTGCTGGAGCTGAAGACGTGGTTCCGCGGCCGGAATGCGCTGTGCCGGCGGTACTCCCCGTAAACGCCGTCCATGCGGACCAGGTCCTGGCGGTCCCAGAGGTAGAGCACGCGCATCGAGATGGAAGGCGCGTCGGTGTGCATGGCTTCAAACAGCTTTCCCAACGTCCCCGGCATGAACATTTCGTCGCCGTCGATCATCACGATCCAGTCCGCGTGGCGGGCTTTGTCGAGCAGCCAGTTCTTATCCCGCGTTTCATCGAGCCCGGTGAAGGGAGAGGCGAACACCTCGACGCCCGGAATCGCCGCGCAAACGGCCACGGTTTCGTCGGTAGAGTGGTCGTCCAGGACCAGCACGCGATCACAGATCGGCAGGATGGAACACACGCTCCGCTCTATCCAGCGGGCTTCGTTCTTCACCCGCAGCATCCCGACTGTCATTTGTTTGTAGAAATCAGTAAGCCGGGTAGTTCACGCCGCCGTCCGACCCGGTAATCTTCCGCAGGCGGTCGAGTCGTTCACGAATGGCATCCCGCTCGGGGTGAAATTCGATGCTGCTGTTCTTGTCCCACCATGCCGCGTGCCAGAAGAAATCGACCCACTGCGAACCGTAGATATCCGCGTCGATGGTCTGAATATCGAGCCCTTCGGCGGCCCGTGCGACGGGAAACGACAATTGATCGCGTTCACATCCCGCGGCGTAGAGCTTCCACCAGCGTTCGTTCAGCGCTGCAACGGCGGGCGTGTGGCGCCGCACGAGCAACCCGTTGGCCCAGAGTCCGGCGCGTTCCGGGTAACCAGCCTGCCGGTAACCTTCGATCTCGCGCTTCACCAACTCAGCGGTGCCGATCTTTTCGTCGAGCAGGACCTTGGCTTCCTGGTAGATGCACGTCCTGCAGGGGTGCCGGTGCGCGGCCCAATCGTGCGCGATAAGCAGCCGGTCGACCACATCGCGCGGATCTTTGCTGAGCCGCAGGTTGCCGTCGTGATAGATCGAGTACTCCGCGTCCTCTGGCAGCATCAGGTGCGGCAGGATCTTGGGAAGCCTTGCCGTGCGGCAGGTGTCGCCCGACGGATAATAGACCGGCCGGAACTCCCACGGCTCTACCGAAGGCAGCACGGCCACGTTTGTGAAGCACACGAACCGGACGCCCGGAACATCCCAGACGGCCGGCGGCCGCAGATTGTCCCAGCCGTTCAGGATTGAGGTATAGACGTAGATCACGAGGGGTTACAATTCGTGCTGAGTGCTGAACTTAAAGGCTGCGGAAATCCATTTGCCAGAAGACTGTCCAGGTCCAGACATCGACCCCGACGAGGATTGCTACCATCGGTAGTGGGTCAGTTTAACTGACCCACTACCGCTACCATCAGACGCGCGATGACAATGGCGACGCCGTGAATGGATACTGGTGCCATTGCGGCGCCGGTTGGATCTTGAACATGGTCGACGGCCAGTGGGCCTGGGTGAAACTACCCGAACGCTGCTGGGCAACGCTCGGAAGTCACGACGACAGTCATCCCCGCACGGCCCCGATAACCCGCTCGATCTCTTCATCCGTCATGCCCGGGAACATCGGCAACACCAGCACCCGCCGCCAGTACTCCATCGCGGTGTCCGATCCGTAACCGATGCAGTTCCGAAACGCCTGGTACATGAAATTCGGCTGGTAGTGCCGCGAATAGGAAACATTCGCCGCCCGCAACCGCCCCTCGACCGCTTCGCGATCCTCGAAAAACAGGGGATAGAAGTGGCACGCGGAATCACGCGGCAGGTACGAGGGCGCATTGGCCGGAAACGCCGCCCGATACCGCTCAGCAATCCGTCGCCTTTGCTTGATCTGGTCCGCGACCAGGGGCAGCGTCGCGAGCCCGATCGCCGCCGCGACATCGTTCATGTGGTACTTGAAGCCCAGCTCTGGAATCGAGTACTCCGTCGTGTAGCCGCCCTGGTTTCTCGCGTGCGTTGACTTGTCGATCCCCATCCAGCGCAGCCGGCGTAATCGCGCCGCCAGTTCGTCGTCATTGGTCGAGATCCCGCCGCCGTCGCCCATGGGCAGATTCTTCACTGCATGGAAGCTCCAGCAGCGCATCAGAGCTCGCTGGGTCTCGATCCAGGGCGCCCCGAACGCATGCGCGCAATCTTCGATGACCGTCTGGCCGGGGAGATCGTTGTACCTGCACTCGGCTCCGCCCAGGTGGACCACAATCCGGGCCGGGCATTGCTGGCTCCCCTGCCTGGTTGCGTTGCCGTTTCGATCGACGGGTCCGAAGACGGGCTGCAATTGTTCGTAGAGCAGGACAGCGTTCGTGCTCACGAAGCTGATCGGCGTCGTCTGAACGCTGGAACCGGGCCGGAGATCCAGAACCTTCACCGCCAGATGCAGCGCCGCGGTGCAACTGCTGGTAGCGATGAAGTGTTTGGCCTTTGCCTCGGAAGCGAGCCGGGCTTCCAGCTCCTCGACCTTCGGGCCAAGTCCCAACCAGCCGGATTTGATGACGGGCCGCATCTCGCGCGCAACGGCTTTCCAGTCGAGCGTGGGGCGGAAGACGGGAATGCTATGCACTGTACGTTTCCACAGCCAGGCGCGCCACGGCTTCAGCCCGGTAGCGTTCCCAGATCACTGGCTGCACCGCAGCCACGGCACGCTCCTGCTCGGCTGGGTCCGTCAAACGTCCCCACGCCTCGAAAAGGCCGCCCTGATCCTTCACATATGTCCAGCCGATGCCGCAGGCCTCCGCCATCTCCCTGTATGAAGCCGAATCGTTGACGATGCACGGAACGCCCAGGTGATAAGCCGCGGCCATTTTGTTCACCGACTTGTGCGGATCCGCCCCGCGATGCGAGAGGGCGACCATGCCCCACTTTCGCAACTCCTGTGGGAATGTCTCCGGGATCCAAGGCGTCAGCCGCATTACTGCGATTCCGGCTCGCTCTTCCGATAGATCGGATATAGCGCCGACCCGCACGCGCTCTGCGGCCAACGCTGCGAACATCCAGCGCGCGCTTTCAAAATTCGGGTAATTCCCGAACCAGACGACGCTGGTGGTTATGCCCGAAGCGATTCCGAACTCCGCGCCGGCGGCTTCATAATCCAGGCAATCCGGGATCACAGCCACGCGCCGGGTTCGCGAGTGCTGTGTTAATCGACTGCGGATGTCGGCCGCACGCCCTTCGGTGTCTACCGTGATCAAGTCCGCACAGGAGCCTGCGGTCCGCAAAATCGAGTCATCAATGACGTCGTCCAGGTCGTAAACTACGCGCCCTGGGAAACCGAGCACTTGTGTTGGCGCAAAAGTCTGCCAATCGACAGCCTTCTGGATCACCACCACGTCGGCGTCGGGCTGAAACCCGATGCACGCTTCCGCCAGTCCGTGCGCATTCATCGCATCCGCAACCGCGAAGACGCGCAACCGCGAAGACGCCGCGCCGCGTCCGTAGCGTGGAAGGAAGCAGATTTTCAAAATAGATCGCTAAATTGCGATGTTTCCCGCGCCTGCCCCCAATTATCCACTCCGTGCTTTTGAATGAACACTTTCAGGTTAGGCCGGAAGTCTCCCGCGCCGTGCCCGCGGAACTGGCTCTTGAGCGAAAGATGGTCCACAAAGCAGCCATCGAAGATGCCGATCTTCAGCCCCGCATTCCGCACGCGCAGGCAATAATCGTCGTCATCGCAGCCGTAGCCCGTAAATCTTTCGTCGAGCAGGCCCACCGCGTTGACCGTGGTGCGCGGGATGTACACGCAGACGAAGCAGACCATGCGGGGATCTTCGTAGAGGCCATGGGTCTGGCGCATCTGGCTCGGATTGCCGGCGCTGTTGGTGCTGCTGGCAATCACGCCAAACTCGGGGTGCGCCGCTGATTGCTGCGCGAGGCCAGTGAATCCCTCCGCCTTCATGAGCAGCGCATCGTCATTCAGCAGGATCACGTCGTCTTCGCCGGCCGCGCGGATGCCGATGTTGGCGTTGCGGGCGAAGATGAACGGCTTCTCGCCGGGCACGAACTGGCAGGCTACTTCCATCAGGAGTGCCGCCGTAACGTCCAGCCCGTCATCGACAACGATAATGCGCGGCCCGGATGGCTCAGATGTCCGGACGGCGCGCACGCAGGCTTCCAGGTTCGCCTTACTCTTCGACAGGATGACGACGGAAAAGCTCATACTCAAGTTGGGGAGAACCAATGAACGCTACTCAAACCGCAGCTCTGAAGAAACTCCGCGAAACTGTGCGCGAATGCCTGGCTGCGGGGCTCAACCGCACCAAACTCCGCACGGAAGTCAGCCTCGAACTCGCCAGCAGCAGCGATAGCGGCCGCTCGAAAGAACGTTTTGGGTCGGTCACGGCTTCGCCAGCACGATAGTCAGCTTCGGCACGTTGACGATCTTCCCGAAAACCCCGCCCGGATAGTCACTCTCTTCGAAGGACTGGACAACGAACGCCGCCGTGACGCCGTTCGCCTTGTGGAAGCGCTCGCGGTGCGGGTCCCCGGCCACGTAATACTGGAAGCTGCTCAGATTCCAATAACTGATGTGCTGCGGGTCCTGCCATGCGCCGGCGCCGTTCGTCGTCGGGACGCAAATTTCGATGCGTCCGCCCGATTTCAGCACCCGGTAAGCCTCGTTCATCGTCCGGATCTTGTCCGGCAGGTGCTCGATGATGTCGTGGGCTCGGATCAGTTCGACGCTGCCGTCCGGCCAGGGCCACGGCTGCGTAAGATCGACGATCTGATCCGCCGGCGGACAGATATCGACGTTGATGTAACCGGGCTTGTGGGCGTCCGAACAACCGAGATTGAGGTTCACAGCGGCTTCCAGTTGTCCCCGAGCATTCGTGGGCTCGTGTTTCCGGGATGATTCGTTGCGTACATCAGCTCGCCCGCTTCCGCGAGGGCGATTTGGCCTTCCGCGGCCGCGGCCGCGACGAAGGCGCTGTCTTCCCCGATCTGGATCGGGTTGAACTTGTGCTTCTGCCACCATTCGCGCCGGTAGCAGAGCGACGTGCCGAGCGCGTTGTGGTTCTGGTAGGTAAACTTCCACCAGCGGGTTCCGTCAGTGAACCGCATGGAGCGGTATCCGGTGACGGCCTTGCGGGTCTCGACCAGCCGAGCCACCTGGTCATCCAGGCGGCCAGGCGCTGAGAAGTCGTCATCGTCCCAGTGCGCGACGATTTCGCCGAGGGCTTTGGAGCATCCGAAGTTTCGCTTTTCCCCGATCCCGGTCGCGCCATCAAGACAGAGAAGCCGTATCCGGGAGTCATCGGGAGGAATCAAATCGCGAACGTCCGCGCCGTCTGCCAGAATCAGCAGTTCCCTGTTTCGATAGGTCTGGTTCAGAAAGCACTGGATCGCTTTCGGCAGCCACTCCCGGCGGTTCCGGGTCAGGCACAGGCACGTCACGAAACGGTAGCCGCGCGCTCACCTCTGGAGCTTCGGGCTCAACTTGCGGTGCTTCAACGCTCGCCGGCTTCGACTCGTACAGAATCTTGGGAGGCTCCGCGCGCCGGGCGAGCTCGCGCTTGAGCAGCGAGGCGGCGACGTCCTGCGTGGCTTCGAATTCGTGACCGGGGTCGACGACTGAGTTGCCGAAACAGAGTTGGCGGTTTGCAATGAGACGCATAAGGTTGTTCGGAAAAAACGGAGGCCGGGAAGATCCGGCCTCCAAGGGTGAAAAGCGAGGCCGGAATCCTACCGGCCTCTGGGGGATCAGCTCGTCGACTACGGCGAGGTCGTGAAGGTCCCGGTGATATACGACGCCGGGCGGTAGATCACGAGAGCCAGACGCTTCTCAGCCCTGATCGCAACCAGGTTCTTGGAGAAATAGTCTGAATGCTCCGTGCTCACCTCAACCACCAGTTCCATGCGGTCCCTGATCTCGCAGCCCACGGGGGACCCGGAGCCGACCAGGAACGTGCCGGAACTGATGGACGTGGTCGAAACCACATCCAGGCCGAAGATGGTAGGAGACACCATCTCCTGGGGATCGCCCAGGATGTACCGGCCGTAGCTGTCCTTCGTCAATCGGATGCCCCACCAGTCGGTCGGGTGCATCACGACGAACGTAGGCTGCAGCTCCTTCGCCACCGTGATCTGCTGGATGACGCGACCGATGATGTCGATCTTGTTCCAGCCGGCGGACGCGGAAAGCAGGCCGGTGTTGAACGAGGTCGCCTGGGTGATGAAGCCGTCCAGGTCCTCGCCCGTGCCAGAGCCGCTCAACATCTGCGTCTCTTCCTCCAGGTTCACGTAATACCGGAGGGAGGTGTCCAGAAAGCCCGCGAGTTCGGCGAAATCGTCGAGCACCTGTCGCGTGGCCGGGATGATGGTGGCCAGCGTGCGGACGCGCTCCGATTTGGTCGTGAACGTAACGGCGTTCTCTAACTTGTCGGAGGCTTCGGTCTGCGGAGACGCGCGGGTCATGGGCGCGTTTACTTTGACGAAGTCCACCAGGGGCAGGGAAGTCGGCCGCGAGGTCAGCATGTTGCGAACGCGAAGCTGCTGTCTCGCCTCCTGCACGATGCCGGGCGTGCGGTCGAACGGGATGACGCCGCTCGTCGCCAGGCCAACCGCGCTAACGGACACGGTGGTCTTCCGCTCCATGGCGTGGTTGCCCTTGAGGACGATGGTTCCCGTCCCCTTTTTGTTCGGGCTCGCCATGAGCCGGCAGATGCTCTCGTCTTCCTTGAGCACTTCGACCAGGGTCTTTTCCTGCGTGCCGGTGCCGACGTGCTTCTCGGCGAGTTTCACGTCGATGGCGTCCACCTGTTTCTGGAGCGCCGTGATTTGGGCTTTGGTCTCTTCGTGCATGGTGCCGCGGGTTTTCTGTTCCTCGGCAGCCTTGTCGAAGTAAGTTTTGAGCTCGCCCTGCAATGTGGCGAGCTTCTGCTCTAGTGTCTCCACTTACTTTTCTCCTGTGTTGGATTTCCCCGGCTTACGCTGCGGGAATGAGCGCCCTGATGCTTTCCATCAGGCTTTCGGCTGCCGAGTGGATGTCTTCCGGCTCGGAGGTCTTGCTTTCTGCGGCTCCTGAATCGTCAGAAGTGGCTTCGCCGGCTTCCTCCAAGAGTGCGTCTAAAATGTCTGCCATGCCCTTCACGTGTTCGCCCATGGCCTTGTAGCTGTCCACGGTGGCGGCGCTATGCGCGCGACCGGCCTTCAATTCGAGCGCGTACGATTCGACCGCCTTGTCGCCCGTGTCGATGCCGTGCTTCTTGGCCGCCGCGTGGATCTTGGCGAGTACCTTGGGCTTCTCGCTGTCCGGGATGCCGGTGGTCTGCGAGAAACGGGCCAGGTCGTTGCGAATGTGCGATTTGGTCTTCGCGTCATCGCCCGGGAAGTTGATTGGGAGTTTCCAGGTTTCCGTTTTAGTTGGATCCCCGACGCAGGCAAAGCAGCTCGCGGTCAGATCGACGCCGTCGACGCGCTTGGTCTTGGCCGCGCCTTTCAGTTCGAGATCGCGACGCGCCATCGCTTCCATCGAGCCGTACAGCTCAGCCATCATGTCGATGTAGGCCGGCAGATACGCCAGGTATGCCTCGGAGAATTGCTCGATGATCGCCTGTGCCGCCGTGACCTGGTCGTCCTTCGAAAGATCCGACCAGCGCACCTCGCAGAGGGCATTGTCGAGCGCCTGCAGGTACTGGAAGTGCGCGGAGCGGAGCTGGATTTCGTTCAATTCCTCGTTGAAGTCGCCCGGCTCTCCGTTGGCCTGCTTCACGTTGGTGATGGTGGCCAGCTCGTTCATCGGGAACGTCACGATCGAGCCTTCGAACAGGCGCAGTTCCTTCAGCCGGCGCACGCCATCGGCCACGTTGTCTTTCATCGTTTCGAAGCCGATGGACAAACCCTTCACGATGCGCGCCTTGATGAGCAGATAGGCTTTCTTCGCCTCCGGCAGGTCCATGAGGAGCTGGCCCTTGACGCGCAGCGCGTCCGGACCGTCCTGGAGCGACAGCATGCCGATCGGCGTATCGGGGCGGTGCTGCCAGAGCAGCGGAACTTGCGTCCCGCGCTCCTGGATGGTCTTGGTGAAGGCCCCAGGCTCTACCAGATCCCCGCCCTGGTCCACGTTGCCGTAGACGGAGAGCAGGCCCTCGAATTCGCCGGTCGCGGAGATGTCTTTGATCTCCATGCGCAGGCGGTGCTTGGTGTCGGTGATAGCCTTGGTGGCCTTCATGAGAATGTCTCCTTGTTTTTCAGTTCGCGCCCAGCCGGACCAGGGCCGCACCCTGCGGCGTCAATGTCCCGTTGCCCGGCAGCGGCTGCATGTTGAGCTGGATGTGATGTTCGTCGCCGCCGTCGATCGGATTCCAGTCCTCGAGATCGCGGATCTCGTTCACGCTGGCGATGCCGTTCTGCAGCATCGTGGAATAGCCGGCCATGCGGGTTTGGAAATCAGCACGGAGCAGCGCGTTGAGGTTATGCTTCCAGAAGTAGCCCTGCGCCTTCTCTTCATCGGTCAGGACGCAGCGCCACAGTTCCTTCTCCCAGCGGTTCAGCCAGGCCGAGAGCGTCACCTTGACGAACTCCATCGCCAACTGCTCGATATTCGAGAACGTCGCGCGGCTTAAATCCCCGACGAGGTGCGGGGAAACCAGAAACCAGCGGCAGATTTCGTGGATGTGAAACAGCCGCGTTTCGAGCAACTGTGCATCGGTGGCATTGAGACCGTCCTGCTTGTAGGTCATGCCGTTTTCGAGGATCGGCGCCCGGTGGGGTTCCGAGTAGATCTTTTCCCAGTCGGCCCGGAACTTCTCATAGTCCGCGTCCGATTTGAACTTCATCGGCATTTCCAGGTGATAAGGCACCCGGCCGCCGTTGGCGTAGAAGCGTGCGACGTTGCGCTCGGCCGCGATCGCAGTCCCCATGGACTGCCGGCCCATGGTGATTACCGAGTAACCGCGGATGCCGTCCCACCCGAGTCCCCGCAGGTGCAGGATGTCCTGCGGCTTTCCGCGCTGGACGGTGTAGGTCTTCTCCGGATCGTTGCCGTTTTTGACGGTGTAGGTCAGCCGCTTCTGCCCGGTCTTCTCGCGGTCCGGGAAGACCGTCTCTGGCGGAAGCATGTTCAGCTCTATGGCGGTCCCGGTTCCGCTGCGCCGGATGATCTGAGCGAACCCTCCGCCGTGCAGCACGCAGTGAGAAGTCAGGGACTCCCGGAACGTCGACGCCGTCATTTCGGCATTGGGAGCGTCGTGGAGCGCCGCATACATCGGATGTTCGGAAGCCTCGCGCTTGGAGTTGGCTTTCTGCTGCAGCATTGCCAGGGGAAGCTGCGCCGTGGTTTCGCTGATCAGCTTGTTGCAGGCCCAGACGACCGAATGATTCAGCGCCGTCTGGATACTGACCGGCTCGCCGGACCAGGCCGGAAATCCGCCGCCGCTCAGGATTGAATAAATCTGCGGATAGTTGCGCGCGTAAAACGCCGCGGCCGTGACGGAAGAGAACCCGACGCCGCCGCCGTAGTCTTTCAATCCCAACGAAATGGGCGCGCTATCGAATCGAGACAGCAGCGCCTTCACGCGCGAAGTGATTTCGGGGAGCATTTGGGAGTGGAAGATTCGTTCTGAACTTTTTTACTGCTTCGGGGTCAGTGGGATGCTGCCCTCGGCGGTCCGCCGTTTGCGCTCGGAGTTATCATCGGAAGGATGAACCGCCGCTCCTTCCTCGCTACGCTGCTCGCGCCGGGGTTCCCACGTCGAGTGCTCGCCCCGCAGTTCCTGCCAACGGACGCGAGTTACGTCGATCCGTGGAGCGAATACCCGGTTTACATAGATCCATGGACCGAACTGGACGTCTTTCGGGCTTTACGGAGACGCGGTTTCAGGGTTTTCGAGATGCGATATTCTCAGTACCACGACCTGCCGCGAATAACGCAACAGACGATCAACGCAACGCGCTCACGCTTCGGTCTGTCTAAAGCATTCTCAAAAGAAGCAGGGAACGCGAGCATTCAACGCATGAGGCTTCGGGTTATCAGACGCTGCGTAGCCCGGTATAGCTAATCGTTTTGCTTTCGACCGTCAGGATGCGCGCCAGCGCGTTCACCATGGCCGAGATGCCGTCGATTCGGGCAGAGTTCTTAGCCCGCTCGGGTTTCGCGAACATCAAATTGTCGTTACGTTCCACCGTCGAGAGCGAGTAGGCGTTCCAGCGCAGCACGGGATGGCCGCCGTGGTGCAATTTGCCGGATTTCACCAGCTCAAGCAGCTTCTTCGAAGGTTCCGAGAGCGTCTGGTAGCCCTGCCGCACTTCCACGCAGTTGTATCCCGCCTCGACCAGGCCCACGGAAATCTGCCGCGAGTTCCACGGGTCGAAGCACATCTCTTCAACGTCGAACATTGCCGCGCCCCAGATCAGCCGCGCTTCGACATCCCGGTAGTCGATAACGTTTCCGGGGCAGAGCTCCATGAATCCTTGCTCGGCCCAGGTCCGGTAGGGCATGCCGTCCCGCTGTTCGCGCCTTACGATGCCGTCTTCCGGCATCCAGAAGAACGGCAGCACATCGAACCCTTCGTCCTCGCGCGGGAACACGAAGGTAACGGCCGAGAAGTCGGTCGTCATCGACAAATCGATGCCCACGGAGCAGCGCCGCTCGATGAACTGCTTCATCACGTCGTGCGGGAGAGGCCGGAGCTTATCTTCCGGAGGCTTCGAAAGCAAACCTGCTGCTTTCCAGTCGAGTGGGCAGCCGTCCCACTTCGCCATGTCGATGGCGCGGTGCTCTTTCTGGTCCCAGACGTTCAGGAAGTAACGGCGGAACGAGGCCTGCGCCTCGGGGTCCGACTGGGTGGCTTCGTACTGCTTCCGATATTGCGCGATGTCCAGGAAGCCGCCGTTTTCTTTCAGGCTCGGGTTGGCTTTGATCCAGGTCTTCTCGCTGGTCCAGTCGTCGGTCGGGCCCGCCGCATAAATTCGCCCGTAGAACGTTGGATCCTGGACGATTCCTTCGGCGATGCGCCGGGTCTTCTCATGCAATCGCCAGGCGAGCGGGGATTCGTTCTGCACCCCGGCCGTGGTGATGGCGAGCGCGAGCATGTGGCCGCGCGTGATGCCGCCCTTAGTCAGGACGTCCCAGTTTTCAAGTTGCTGTCGCGTTTTCCAGCGGTGAACCTCGTCGCCCACCACGCACGCGGGATTCACCCCGTCGTTCAAGTCTCCGTCTGCGGCGATCGCCGCGTAGAAGCTGTCCGGGTCGGAACGCTTCAGAATGCGGTTCGTCCCGCGGAGAATGCGGAGCAGCTTCAGGAGCAGCGGACTCTGCTCCACCATTTTGCAGGCGGCGCGGTAGACGTTCAGCGCCTGGCGTTGCGCCGCGGCCGCGCCGTAGACCTGACAACCGGGATGCGGGTCCAGAACGAGAGCCGCCAACTCCACGCCCGCGGCGAACTCTGTTTTCCCGGTTTTCTTCGGCACTTCCAGATATGCCATCTGGATGAGCTGCCCGCCATCGTCGTCCCGCGGGCCGAAGATTTGCGAGAGTGCCTCTTCCTGCCAGGGAGCTAAGAGGAACGGTTTGCCGTACCAGTCGTCTGCGGTGTGCTTGAGCAGCACTTCAAAGAAATTGCAGGCGGCATCGGCGTGCTCCTGAGAGAAGAAAGGCACATTCGTTTAAAACTTTATGGCTTCGAGTTCAGTGGGATGCTGCCCTCAGCGGTCCGCCGTTTGCGCTCGGGGTTATCATCGGGAGGATGAACCGCCGCGCATTCTTCGCTACGCTGCTCGCGCCGCTGTTGTCGCGCTTCACTCAGCGGAGGGCCAGCCAGACTGTTACGCTACCGCGCAGGCCCGCTCAGGTTGTTCTCCTGGCCTACGGATCAATCACGGAGGTGTCCGGATTGTGGATCAATGGAGAGAAAGTCGCCGATATCACCGGAGTCCGATTTACCTTTACAGGCGCAAACGAACGCGCGCTGAGAGCTTCCGACGACTGAACCCGAAGCGATCTAATTCACCGGTTCAGGCTTTGCCTTAGGAGCACGTGGCTTTGAGAGTGCCGCCAGAAGATCGTCCATCGCGGTGTCCTTCTTGTCGATGGTCAACCGTGTCCGCGCTACCGGGGAGAGCCCGAACTCGGAGCAGAATGCGCGCACCAGCATCCAGGAACGCTCGCGGATCTGGACCCAGACGTTTTTCCGCTGCTTGATGCCGATCACCTTGAACTTCTTCGTCTCCGGGTCTCTCTCCTCGGAGAAGATCGGCTCCTGTATCACTTCGCCGAACCGCGCGACTTCGATCCCGGCCTTGACGGCCGCAGCGTAATTCACCACGGCACCTTCGAGCATGGCTCCGTCCGGCCTGCGGTCGAGGTCCATGGCCGCCAGCTCCTCAGCCCAGAAGTCCCACTGGTCCCGAGCTACCGGGTCGGTCACATGCTCCGGGCAGGGCGGTAGCCCTCGCGCCGCCTTCGGCTCGGCTGCAATCTGCTCCTGGAGCTTCCCGACCCCGACCTTCCGGGTGTCCCCCTCGGCCAGCTTTTGGGCTGCCGGTTTCGGCTTCCGTCCCCTCATCTCGGCTGGTCTTTTTGCACAAATGCCCCGATGTTGCCTTAAGTCCCGCGCTCCGTAGGGGTTCCGGCAGAACGGGCAGGCGGTTAGGTGCTTTGGGCGACCGGATTTGTGCATAAAGCGCGGACGTGGCCGGACACTTCGCGCACAGATGCCCCACGTTCGCTCGGTTGGGCCTGGGTGGGGGTGTTCATGCGGCTTTTGCCCTGGAGCGCGACAAAGCCGGGAACGTCGCCCCAGTGGCCTCAAGCGTCGCTTCCTTGCCGGTGAAGGTCTGCCAGCGCTTGACGATGACGTCCACGTACTGTGGCGAAAGCTCGGTCCCGTAGCAACTCCGGGCTGTCTTCTCGCAGGCGATCAGGGTCGAGCCAGAACCGAGGAAGAGGTCCAGAACCGCGTTGCCGGCCAGGGTCGAATTCCCGATGGCGATTTCCATAAGCTCGACGGGCTTCATGGTCGGGTGGAGATCCATGGCCCTCGGCTTCGGAACGTTCCAGACGCTTCCCTTGTCCCGGCCGCCATGCCAGGGATGGCCCGATGGCTTGAACCCGTACCAGGCTGCCTCGTGCTGCCAGTGATAGTCTGCTCGGCCGAGTACGAACGGCGTCTTCGCCCACACTATTTGGCTCTGCACTTCCCAGCCTGCCGCGTTCAACGCGTGGAGAGTCGTTGCTCCACCGTCTGCCAGCTTTGGGCTGCACCCGGTCCATGCGTACATCGCAGCTTCTTCTGGGGTCACGGCGTAGGCGTTGGCGAATGAGGCGCGCAGGAATTCTTCTAGAGCTTGCCCTTCGAGTGAGTCGTTTGCTATTGCTGCGAACTTCGCCCCGTGGTTGTTGCCTTGGTATTTTCCGCGCTCGAACTTGACGCCGTACGGAGGATCGGTCAGCACGAGAACGGGCTTACCCCCCCCCACTGCCGACTCAACATCGGCGAGGTT